CTGCAGAAGTTGAAACTGCCCTGACGCCAGATCGGCGCTCTGCTCGATCTCGAACTTGAGGCCAGGCATGATCTCCACATACCCGTCAGGCTTAGCGACCTCGCGCCGCGCCTTATCCACATCCTGCACCGCGCCCTGCTCGGCCACGACCTGGCGCACGGAGAGCAGATGCAATGCCTTGCTGCGGCGCTTGTTGATTTCGTCCTGCAGCGAGATCAGCCCACGCACCATGCCATAGCGTTGGTTCTCGCGGTTGATGTAGGCGCTGCGAAGCCGCAGCCCGCAGGCGCTCTTGCCTCGCTTGTCCTTGAACCGCGAGCGCTCTGGATTAGCCAGCATGCCGTTCTTGGTGAACGTCGCGCGCCACCATACGCCCTTATCCGCCCAGTGGCATTGGACGACGCGCACGCGCCTGCGTCTGTTGTCCGTCCAGTTCACCGTCTCGGGCCGGTCATTGTAGTAGAAGTCAACGCTGGAGAACGTCGCCTCCACCACGTCGTCTGCGTCGGGATACATCTCCTCGACCTGATCGCGGTCCATCCAGATGACGAGGCCCTTATAGCGGGCGTCGCTAAAGTCCATGGTCCGGGAATGCGGATCGTACCAGATGCGGTCCCAGGGAACGTGGGTTATGCGGATATCCGCGCCGCTCTTGCCGTCGTCCTCCAACTCCAGTTCCGCGCCACCGGCGCCCTCGACCAGCATGTTTTCAAATACGGCGCTGCGCACGAGGCTGAAGTTGTTGTCGTCGGAGATGTAGCGGAGCGCCTGGGTTGCGGCATCGGCGCGGTCTTCCTCAGCAGGAGTTCTCGCAAACGCTTTCGGATCGGTGCGTGCCTTGCGCTCCATGCCGCAGAGCAGTTGCACCTTGTCGTGGACTTTGTTGATGACGATGGCGGGCTGGCCCCGCTTCTTCAGTTCGTCGAGTTCGTCCTTCGTCCATTGAACGTGGTCGTGATACTCGCGGTCACGCTCTGCGAGCCGGATTTCGTCCTGGCGTGCGAGTTCGCTTTCCTCGAACCAGCGGACCAGTTGCTTGTGCTGCTCGTCGAGGTCGCGCAGATAGGCGTCGTCGTCAGCGCCACGGGTGCGGCTGACGGCGTCCGGCTCGTCGTCTGGATCGACGGTGCGGTATGCTGTGTCGCTCATCAATCTGACTGTTCGCGTGGAGATGGTAGGCGCCAACGCTCTGCCCAGAACTCCCCGGTGTCGGGATATCTGCTGGCTGGTAGCTGAACAGTGCCGCCGCGCCATATTCTGAACGCCGGCGGGGCATTTCTCAGCATATTAGGATCGACGTTGTAATCCGCCGGACGGGTATTCCCGAGTTGCTGCGTCCATGTCGGTGGTCGTTGCCAGTGTAGCTGCGACGTATCCTGGCCGTATCGCGGCGGCCCGCTGGTGATGCCAGGAAGCGGCTCTGGCGGCTCTGGCTGCTCGGAGTTGGCGTCAAAATTGGACCATGGCGCCAGCCGGTTCTGTGGCGACTGATATTGCCCCTGATTGGGCGCCATCAATTGATTGGCGAGCAGATAGCCGCCGACCGCCATGCCTGGCGCCTGGTTCAGGTTGCCGATGTATGGGTTCGGCATGCCATAGCCAGGGTCAGTGTATGGCGTCACCACCATGCCTGGATCGGCGCCCGGCGCCCCAGGAGGCAGCCGTGCGGTCCAGTCGTTGGGGCCGGGCGGAGGCCGATATGGATTGCTAATGGCCAAGGTGTGTTGTGTCGCTCATAGGATCTCAATGAGTGCCCAGGCGATGAGGCCGAGCAGTGCCCAGGTGGTGGCGAGCAGCGCGATCAGGCCGGCGAACCAGTACACCCCATGGTCGACCTCCGGTCGGGCGGCAGTCACCCCGCGCGCCTTCGCCAGTCAGCTACGCGGGGCGCCGCCGTCGGGCCTCACCTGTGGGGGGTCTCGGCCGTCAGTGGTGTGAAAAAACCGGGATGGCGCTCCTCGATGAACGCCACAACGCCCATCGCCAGCCGGTTGCCGGTGAAGATGTTGTCAGGCCCAAAGTGCAGCTTGTCGTAGAGATCGCGCACGGTCTCCCGCCACTCGTTGGGTTCGGTGTCAGTCATGCCGCAGGCTCGGCAGCGGCGGCAGCGTCACCTTCCCGGCGCGAACTCCCCCTCCAGCGTCGTGCGACCCCTTCGGCTTCGGCCGCGCCGCCTGCGGCACGTTCAGCGCGAGATAGCGGAGCTGCTTCTCCACGCTGTTCTTGCTGCGGCCCATCAACAGTCCGATCCGCGTGGCACCCAACCCATTGGCCAGCAGCCGACGCAGCATCGCCCGCTCCTCGTCCGTCCAGGGGGTCTGCACCACGCCTTTCATGCTTTGGTTTTCAGCGCCTGCTGCCACAGTGCGAACGCCTGGGTGATCGCTGTCGCACGCAAATGCGCCAACCCTTCCTCTGTGACCCCGCGCCCGGCAGTCATGTAGGGCGCCAACAACGCTGCGTAGATCGGCGCCGCCAGACGGGCGATTTCCTCGGCCAGTTCGCCCTTCATGGCTCCGAAATTCCTTCACACGCGATAACCGCTCTTATCTCAGGTTATCGGCCCTTAGTGGGAAAAAGCAGCGGCGGCCATGGCAATGGCAGGCGGGCCGCCGCCGCCGGTTACGCAGGCAACTGAGAGGAAACCGTCCGTCGCCAGCTGACGATCCAGCCTAACCCGACCAGACCGACCCCCATGATGGCCAACGACGCCGGCTCGCCGGCCGGCACCACGTCCGCACTGGCGCTGAAGTTGATCTGGCCGCCAGCATTCAGCGTGATGTCCAACTCCTGCGTCAGTGAGAACGGCCCGCCCAGCGCCGCAATCGCCAGGCTGTCGCTGTTCGCGCCCGAGCCCGGCACCGTGATGTTCGCCGCAATCAGCGGCGTCTGGAACGCACCGCTGCAATTACTCTGCCCGTTGCTGCTGTCCGCACACGCAATGCTGTTGAACACGTTGGCGCTGCCGCCCACCAGCACCGTGCCGCTGATGTTATTCAGCAGGTTCACGTTCCCCGTCGGCGCCGTGTAGCCCGTGTCTCCCACCCGCAGCACGATCGACTGCGTCGCCCCGCTCGTGTTGATGAGGTCCACCGTCGCCTGCAGCACCGAGGCGCTCGTCGACGTGCCGGGGCTGTTGGAAGTGGCGCCCAGGATGGTGAATTGCATCCCCGCAGCATCCGTAAACACCACGCCCGGCGTGCAGCTCGGCCCCCCGCTGCAGATCGTCGTGAACGCCCCGCCGTTCACACTCTCATCCAATATCAGCGTGGCATTGGCGGCATAGGGAACGGTAAATCCCAGCAGCGCGGTCGCGGCAAGCAATGCGTGTCTCATGGTGTCACCCTTTCAGTCGTCACATCGGTGGGCAGTGTCTCAGTGCCTTGGAACCCCGGCGGCGGGCAGGTAATCGTCAGCGTCGTCGGCCCCAAAATCGCGATATACGCCGCACAGCTTCGGAAGCTGCGCCCGCACGAGGCTGTGGCCAGCACCACCACCAGCGATACCAACACACGCCATCCACTCAACTGGTCGGCCCGGCAATCGCGTAGTTGCTCGGCATGCTGATCTGCCGCGCCTCAAGGCACGGCCGCATCATCTCCACCAGCAGCGTCAGCGCCGCCTCACACTCCGTCGCCCCGGCCTGCCACGCCAGCGACATCGCCGCCGCCTGCTGCCCAAGATAGTCCGGGTCGTGCAGCCACAGCGTCGCCGGTGGCTCCGTCATCCCCAGCGTCGGCATCGTCGCAGCCCAGCACTCAGCCCACGATCCATACAGCGGCTGACCACCAGCCGGCCGGTCCTGCGCCGTGTAGCAAGTCGGTACCGTCGGCGGCCAACCACTGCCATCCGTCAGCCGCGCTATCGATTGCTGCGCCAGCCACCGCAGGTCATCCAGCCACGCACTCTCAGGATGCAGCAGCACCAGCCATGCCAACCCATCCAGCGCGATATCCTCCTGCCATGGCTGATATGTGACGCTCGTTACATCATACGCGATCTGGTGCAGCACCTGCCGCCCTGGATCGCTGGTGTTGTCCGTCGTGTCCGCCCGCCACAGAGGCTCCCACCGATCGATCGCCGTCTGCCACACGCTACGCGGCAACAACCAATCCGGCGGGCTGTCCGGCGACACCCTGGCCGCCTGTGCCAGCGTCCGCGCCGACCACCCGCTATCGCGCGGCTGGCGGTTCGCCCCCGTGTGCGATGGCGCATTCCCTGCCGCCATCACAATGTATGCCGCCTGGCACTGCAGTATCTCCAGGAAATACGGGTCGCCCGTCAGCAGATACGGCACATACTCGCACGCCGGCATGTGCGCCGGATCGATCACCGTCAGCGACCCATATACCAACCCGCCAGCAGCAGTGCTCGCCGTCACCCCAGCCGTCGGTGTCCCATCCCACAACACCACCGTCAGCGGCTCCAACGGCAGCGCGTTCCCCCGGCTACCGTCCAACTCCATCGCCACCGTGATCGTGCCGCTCGCCGGGATCGTCGTATTGTTCGGCACGCGCAACTGCACCTTCGGCACGTCCGAGCTGTTCACGAAGTGCCACGAAATCTGTCCGGTCGCGTCGGAGGGCGACAGCACTGTTCCCGGCGGCCCGCTCAGCGTCACATTCGCCAGCGGCAAATAGGGTGATTGCGGTATCGACGGATTGGCGCCGTGTTCGGGCAGAAACAGTCCAGCATGCGGATACTCAATGACCGGATCAATGCACCGGCCGCGCGCCAGATCGTGGTAATCCCACTGGAATGTGGCACCGCCTTCAGCCTGTGCCAGCAGGTCCGCCAGCCCCCGCGCGTCTGTCTCGTGGCACAGATACCACCCCTGGCATCCCGTCACCGGGCCAATATCTCCCCGACCGCCGGTCTGCGGCATGTACGGCTCAAGCCCCGCCAGCCCCAGCGGATCATAGTGATACGGCCCATAGTAATAATCCGTGCCGCACGTCAGCGACGCATCGAACCGCGGCAGCAACCGGGCCGCATACAGCTCCTCCAACGGCGTTGCCGGGAACGGCCACGGCTTGTTCATCCACCGCCACCGGCCGCGCCACGGGTGCATCGCCAACGCGAAACTCTCGCTCGTCCCCGCACCGTCGTCGAGGTGCGCCGTATACGCTCCGTGGTTCTGTGGCGCCGCCGTCACCACATCCCCCAGCGCCACAATAATCGCCAACCACCCGTGCTCAGCAATCCGGCAGAAGTCGATCCGCATCGCGCCCTGGGTGACGCGGAGCCGCGTCATATGGAACCGTGACGGCCTGCCCAGCAGCGCCGCCAGCGGATCATCAATCCCACCGATATCGACCGCCTCGGTCTCGTCAATGATGAGTTGCTCAACCATCGTTCGCCGCCTCACGGCAACGCGCCGCCCACTCGGCATTCGTCGCCGCCTTTTCACGGTCCGGAATCGGCTGTTTGGCTAGATGATAGTCCACGTAACTCGCGAACTGCTCAGAGGCAGCCAACAAAACAGCCCTCATACGGACCTCGCGATCCTCACCCACGGCTGATCGTCACCCGCGCACCACCCCTGCTCGGCAATGGCCGCGTCGTCATCATGTCCAGCCGTAGGTGAATACTATTCGGGCCATTCGGCTTCGCCTGCTCAATCTCAAACACCTCGGGCGCCGTCGTAATGGTCTGCCCGTGGGCCAGTGTGTCGCTGACCGTGATGGTCGCCTGCGCCCCGGCCTGCGGCGGCTGCGCCGGGGTCAAGACGAGGCTCCTGTTGCCAAGGCCATCCTCCTCGATGCTGGCGCCAATCACCTCCCCGTTGTCGTTCTGCACGGTGACCGTGTCGCCCGTCGGCGCCGCCATCACCGCGCCATGCTGGTCCTGATACTCGATCGGGATAACGCTCGTGACGGTGCCGCTAATCGTCGTCGCCAAGGCCGCCTCCTTAGGAGTATAGGCGTTTAATGCTCATCCTCGCCGCCGCGTATCTCGACATCTTGCCGTGGGTAGTCGCCTGGCTCATTATCCCAGGCGCAATCTGCCTCATCGGCGCCCGCACCGACGCACATTTCCGCCCATACTGGGATGACTAGTGAAGGCTATGTATGAATTAGAAAAAGAGCGTGCGCTTGAAGCAAAGGTGCGGATGGCGTGCCGTGAAAGCGGGATTTCGCTGGCTTGGCAGAGCAATCTGTTACGCGACATCTCACAGAAGTTGTGGAATAACCACTTACAGGCGATGGCTCACCAGATCCTCCCGCCGCCGAAGAGCAGCACGATTAGCAGCAGCAGCACGATGATCCCGATGCCACCGAAACCGCCGCGCCCGTAGTATCCGCTGTTGTATCCGTAATAGCCGCCGCCCACGCCAAACAGCACAATCAAGATCACCAGGAGCAGGAGGAGGTTCATGGCGGCGCGAAACTGTCCAAGGTCTCGCGGTTGAGCTTGCCGGTCTCCTCAAACCCGTGCGCATGCTGATACCGGCTCACCGCGTCAGCCGTCGCCGGTCCAGTTCTCGCGCATCCGCATCAGCCACGGATGATGAACCCGAACACGCGCCAACCAAGGATGAACAGGAGAATGAACAACCAAATGCCGTTGAATCGGACATACCCAGGGTTGCCCGCATACGGCCCCCAGTACCCTCCCACATGGAAGATGATGGCGAGCAACATCAACAACCAGAAGATGAACCCTATATCCATCGCCTCACATCCCCCACGGCCAGCGCCGCGCGATGTAGAGCATCGTGGCCAGGTGGCCGATCACCACGCCCACCACCAGGCCGAGCAGCAGCCACCACATGCGTCATTAGACCTTGCCCCAGTCGGACGTCCGATCGAGCGTTCGCGATACCCAGTTTTGCTGGGCTTTCCGCTAACCGAGCTGCGCTAACGCAGCACGTCTAGAGGCTAATCGGGCGGTTTTGGATAGTGCTCCTCAACCCATGCCCTGGTTGCTTCGGACCTCTTCGTGAGGTCAAGGGCTTCGTTAAGACCAGCCTGCCAGTTCGCCTTAACCGCAGCCTCCATCGCATCGCGGAACCACGCAGCGATCTCATCCGTGTCGATGTCGATGTTCGGCAACTCCCGCTGCCGGAACGCCTCGGCCCACTTCTCAGGGTCCGCGCCCACCGCCCGCTGGAACTCCGCACCGTTCAGCTGCGTATAGTCGGTCATTCCAACGCCTCGCAAAATTCCGTCATCTCGGCGCGCACTTGTTCCCACCCCTCCTCCGTAAGGTCATCCTGCAATCGTTTCAGCACAAATGCTGCACCATGCGCGAACAGACTTCTGCCCT